TACCAAACTATTTTCATTGAAAGGAGGAGACCTTAATGTTGAAATTAAAGTTTGCTCAAAATTTTCTCTCGAATTTTGCTGATCCTACATCGTTGCTAGACGTTGAGGTTTCAGTGAAAATCGCAACTCAAGAAAGGAGGTATTTTCATGACTGAAGCACAAATTCGTTTTCATGAATACATGGAAACAGCTCGTCACAATCGCGCGAGTGAAGACTTAACGGCTTCACAACAGGCCGAGACTCATAGAAACAATTATGAGCTCGAGCGCATTAAGTGGGATGCCAACGCAATTCAGCGTTACGGGATAGACACCAGTAGACAAACAGCGTTAGACACGGCTAACATAGCAGCAGACGCTTCCCGTTACAGTGCAGACCGCCATTACGCTGGGACCGTTTATGCAGCGGACTCTTCGCGGGCAGCTAGTGTGTACGCGACAAATGTGTCAGCGCAGACTGCCTTAAGAACTAACGCGGCAACAGTTGGGGCATCGCGGTATAATACGCTTGCTTCGACCACTCAGACTGCAGCTCGGATAGCGTCAAACGAACGGATTCAAAATAAAGACCTAGCTTATCAGCGCGAGAAACTACAAACGAATAATGCGCTCACTGCGTCTTCTATTGCTCTGGATCGGCTCAATTATGGCCTAAATGTCCAGAGAACCGAGCTAGAGAAGCAGCGAACAGTAGCTCAGGTTAAGCAGATTATGAATGATATTGGAATCGCTCTGCAAGATTACGAACTTCGAGCTAGAGCGCAAAATAATGCTGACGACTTAAATGCAGCGAACGTAGCCTTAACCAAACTACGAGCAGTTGAGTCTGGAACCAAGTCTTTTGACAATTTAGTACACAGCGTTAGAGAAATTACGACAATAATTAAGGAGGTTTTACCAAATGTCGCACAAGTTCAGAGGCAAATCGGGTTCTAACAAGAAGCCCGGTGCCAATAACATTAAGCCGGAAGCTAAACCGGCTCCAGTAGAGGAAGTAGTATCGTCCTCAACTACTCCAGCAACTACTGACACTCCTGCTCCAGGATCCCCAGTCTCGAGCGACGAAGGGGTATCGAAGTTTTTCCCTCAATTCAAGCTCTCATCTTACAATCCGGGGCAGCGCGTGAAAGCAGCAGGCCAAAAGAATTATATCGAGCTCTCGAATAACGTACACACAGAGAACGGTGGATTTCGTCCGCCGCTCATGCGATTTGGCGAGCTGGCAAGCAGAACTCCTGTCGTTATGCGTTTGGATGTACAGACGTATTTCGGAGGCTCGGCGAATGCGGGATCAATCACTAGTCCCCTGAGCCAGGCTTTACTTCGCTTAAAGCAGTATATAGATACTCAGTACGGAATGGTACAGAGGTACGATTCTTACGATTTGGGACCGTATCTTATGGCAATTGCAGATTGTCATACTTTAGCAGCTGAGATTGCGAGAGACATTCGTCTCTTAAGTACAACTTTCTATCAGATACCCGCGTTCTACCCAACTCAAGTGCTGGACGCTCTCGAGATCTGCTCGCCCGCAGAGTTGGATCGTATGAGGAACGAAGTAGAATCCGGTGATCACCACACAGTGCCTGATCCCGGTTCAGCTGTCACGTGGTATACTCAGCGCATTTCGTACTTGACAGATGAGTATAATAGGATTGTCACACTATTGAACCATTTGCCTGTGCCTGCAGAGCTTCCTCTGTTTGGGTACAACAATGATTTGTACAGCTGTATATACACTGATTCTAGTGATACAATGACAGCACAGCAATACCTGTTTGCATCAACGGGAACCTGGGTGTACTCAGAGCCTACGGACGCGGAAGCGCCTGGAGTGGGATCGAAAGTGGTCTATACTGAGTGGCCTTGGATTGAAGGCGTCAATACTGAACGCTGGAAAACTCTTGACGAGATGTTGGAAAGACTAAATTTGATGGTGACTAGAGTTTCTTCTGCATATACTTCGAGCTCAACTTTCTTACAACAGATCGCCAATGCTTATAGTTCATCTCAGCTAGTTCGCGTTCCGCTCCTTGATAATCCGAGAGAGCCTGTTCCGCGTGACTTCAATGCTGGGATGGCCATTTCCATCGCAAACGCTACGCTCTGCGACCAAGTTTGGCCGTGTACCTATAGAGCGGACGCGTGGCAACAACGAATTGTTGGTTGTCCGTTTATAATAGATGATCCGGGCACTACTAACATTTACAAGTCTAACATGATTGATATTCCGTTACAATTTAATTGCGCCGAAAGCGACGTAACATCTCAGATGATTGGAAGAGCGTTGCGCTTCCACCCGTCTTTCCAGTGCAGGTCGAGAGAAGTAGTATACACTGGAGAGGAAGATGGCGTGATTAGAAACATCGTCACTACTGGAGGTTTCCATGGCTTTGCAATAGTGCAGAGACTTGTCCTCTGGACCCTTGACGATCGCGGAGAATTGTCAGGATGGAGTGTGAACCATCGCGAAATCGAGGAAAACAGGAATTACCTCGATATCGTGCGCGCGTTGCAGGATTGGAATTACGCTCCGTCGTTGATATCTGGTACTTATAGTTACAGCGACACTATGGAGTCATTCAGAATCAACTGGTACACAGGAGGTCGAGACATCGAGATTACTTTGGCGCAAGCCGATGTTATGAATTGGTGGACTGGGTTGACCGAATACGCGTGGGGTACTAATCTGCTCAGTACCATTCGCGGTACCAGAACAAAGTAATTAGTTAGAAAGGAGGAGCTGTTATGCGCAAGACAACGGTAAATGCACAGAGCTTAATGAAGTCTACAGGTGTGAATGAGTTGGGTAATGGCCTGTCCCTTTACCTGTCGAATGTTCGGAAAGGGCGAGAAAGAACTGCAGACTCTTGGCTGTATGAAAACCAAGATAGAGATCAAGTGCTCAAACGCTGGCTTCCGATACTTAAAGCGAGTAATGGAAACTCCGAAATAGGGAAGTCGTTTACGCAATTCGACTTAAAACAAATAGCAAAGTTTGGTCCTCAAGGTGAGATTCCCCCGATCGACTCCGAAGAATGCAGCGAAGTAGTGGAACCTCTGTACTCCTCTTCAGAGTACAACGATGCATATCGGTTAAAAGAGTGGTTCTCTTTGGCCGATGAGTTCGGGCGGGTACTTTTTGGCGCACACACTCTGCGAGAACGACCACTTGGGTATCAAGCTGTCTTAAATGACATGGCTCGAAACGGCAAATTGAGCACAAACTCTGGGTTTCCGTATTTTACGAGAAGATCTACGGTGCAAAGGAAAGAAGCGCAATACGCACAGTCGCTCGCAGCGTACGCGTTTCCAGCAGTGATACTGTTTAGGTTTTACTTTGGGAAGCTTCGTCCTGTATGGATGTTCCCGATGTCTACAAACTTAATTGAGAGCAGTTTTAGCCTTAAGATCCAGAGAATGATCGAAGCATCCCCATTAGAATGGGTGAGAGACTACTGCACGCCGTGGCGTGGATTCACGTACGTCAAGAGTGTGCTGAGAAAGCAGTGGCCTCGCTCTCGATCGATCGTTGGTGGAGACACCACGAAAATGGATGCACACATGCGTCCGGCACAACTGCAATTAGTATATAGAATAGTGCGATGGCTCTTTCAACAACAATACTGGCCCGAGCTGGAACGGTCGTTAATGCACGTAAATAAGATCGGAATGCTGTGGAAGTATGAAAGAGAAACGGAATTATATACTCAGATTGAAGGCATACATGGGTTAGCTTCCGGCTCAAGCTGGACCCAGTTAGCTGAGACAGTGTTACAGCTGTTCATGGCTTATGTCTACGGTGTTCATGGGCAGGGGATCGGAGACGATTTCTATTGGATTGCAGATATGTCAGCGGAACGCATATGTTCGTGTTTGAGTAGATTCGGACTACCAGCGAACCCCGCTAAACAGTCGGTGAGCGACATACATCTGTCGTTCCTGCAAAGATATTTCCATCAAGACTTCTCTAGTAAAGAGTCTGACACGGCGGCAGGGGCATATTACCCTACAATTAGAGCCCTTTGTTCCTTACTCATGCCTGAACGGTTCCACGACCCGAAAGTGTGGTCCGTAGATATGTTCTGCGTACGAAACTATATGATACTAGAAAACTGCGCAGACGATCCGTGTTTTGATGAGTTCGTTAAATTTGTGGTGCGTGGGCACAAAGCAATGAGCGCTTTTGCCAAGAAAACAGCTTCTGACCTTAATAAAATACAGCTGGAAGCTCGCAAAGTACCTGGGCTGACTCCAACATATAATCAAGAGCACGTGGATAAGCCTTTGAGTGAGTTTACTTCCATTA